ACCAAGTGATCTTTCATAGTTACTGTTAATGCGATTATCAAGTGTTTGAATAGCCACATTGAGCATTTGCAGGGCAGCAGCACCAGTGCCACCTCCTCTACCGCCTACTCCACCTCCACCACCCTGTAAACCACCTAGTTTTTGAATGCCCTGTAGAGCCTTAAGTGTTTTATCTAACTTAGTATTGATTTGCGTTAAGTTTTTACTAAGCCATTCAAAATCGCCACGAACGCCTTTAACGCTTTTAGCCAACTTATCAATAGACTCAGTATCAAGTTTGAACTTGGTACGAAGGTCACCTAAGTTTTTCTCTGCCATTATGACTCCTGTTTACGCCACTTACTCATTGCTGACCAGTAGGCTCTTTGGCGCACAGTCATTGTTTTTATGTCGTTGAGCGAAAAGCCCTTGTAAACAGTTGCTATTGAATCGTACTCCCAATATGTTACTACTAAATTAGCCGAATAAAAGTGAGGCCCAGTTAAGCATGATTGGGAAAGGTTTTTCGCAATGGGCACAGTGGGCATCCACCTCCTTGATTTCTGGGCCAGGTTGTGCTTCCAATAGTGCATCAATAATCTTTGCTCGGTCTTTCATCCCCAACTTCTTAGCCCAAACCATAGTGTCGGCTGGCTTTTCCCCACCTTCCCAATCAGCACACCTAGCAATAAGCATAGTGTTTTGCTCTGGAATGCTCTTTGCTAGTTTGCTTACATGCTGGCTATCAGATCCAGTAACAAGGTTAAACTTCTGTACTGTCCCGTCCTTAAGGAAAATCTTAATTTGTTCCTTTGGGTTAACAGACACATCCCTATTAGGGAACTCGTTTAGGTTGATAAGTACATCATTACTTTCACGACAGTGGGGGCAATTAATTTGATATTCCCGAGTATCCCCATACGTAGCCTTGACCGTAGCCAAAAACAATGCATCCCTATCCCCAATGATGAGCGAATCAATCACCGCTGGGTTGCTTTTGACTGAAGTATTACCAATAGACACAACACTTCTTTTTAAAAGTGCTGACATATATTGGGCATACAAAACATCATCGTCAGAGTCCAAGGCTGCAAGTGCTTCCTCGTCCTCACCAGTTAACTCAGAAACTACTGCGGTAGTTTCCCAATCCCCCGTATCGTTGTTTTTGACTCCTCGGAACAACTCAATAGATACGATTGGTGACGACTGAATACGGGGTACTGGATCGGATATGGCTTGGTTAATGGCTAAGGCATCAGATTGTGTTGGCATTATTACTCCTACTTATTTAATAAACGAATGGTATTTTAATAACTAGTTATTAGATTCCTGCAAGATTTGCAATATCCTCATCACTCCACGCAACATAAAAACCTTCATGGTGGATGTTCATCTGTTGAACCATAATGCCGTTATCACCAGCATTAAGATCACTAAGACCATAAGCACCAGGCCAGCAGTTAAACATTTTAAAAGCCAACTTAACGTTACCTGGTTTAACATCCCCAGCATCGGTATTACCCAATTGGTACTTTGCATCACCAGCCATATACGGATGATCAAAAACCTTAACTAGAATGTCACAACGGTAGTTTGAGTTGTCACCTCTAGCACCTTGTGCAAAACCACTTGCGCCACCGTTGATCCAAGCATGCATAAACTTTTGCCAATCCCACAGTTGGGATTGCTTAGCAAAGGCACCACGTGCAAAAGAAACAGCAGGGAAGTCCGACTGACCAATCATTTTATGCGGGTGTGTATTCATACCACCCTCACGGTAGGCAATCAATTCATTCTGAACAGACAGACCACCGACTTGGGCAAAACCAAGATCGCCAATACCAGTTACTAGTCCTTTTAGTTCGTCGCCAATAGGAATAAACTTCACCGTAAACTTAAAATTACGTAGAGGATCAGTTCTTGTTGTTGATGCAAATGACATTAGTGTCTCCTAGAGATTAGTGGTTACTGTGCTTCCACCAGTCCACTGACTGATGGTGATTACGATAAATTCAGCAGGTGACTGCAAGGCTACACCTACTTCAATGTTAACTACTCCGTTTTCAATATCAAGTGCCGTATTGTTTGCTGACCCACAGTTTACATAAAAAGCCTCTTGTGCTGTGCGTCCTTTTAGACCACCTGTACCCCAGAAGTTAGTAAGTAGCGAAGTAAGTCGTACAGTTAGTTCTGTCCACAAACGCTCGTCATTTGGTTCAAACAATGCTGAGGCAGTTGTTGTCTTTAGAGTATCTTTGAGGAAATTCAAAGAACGACGAACTGATACAAACTTATCACTGGTATTGCGAGCCTGTGTACGGGCTCCATTGATAATGACACCAACGCCTGGAACAAGCGTAAACAAGTTAAGTTGGTTGTCCTTATAGAGTGTTCCTTGTTCAGTTTCGGTAAGTGTTGCAACCAAACCATATACGTTACGGATATCTAAACCGTAGCCAGCAGGTGCCTTAGAAATACCACGAGAAACTTCTGAGCGAACAAACGCACCAGCAACTGCACCACCTGGGTAAGTGTTACGTACAGCCGCAGCACCTGTCTTAGTTGGGTCAAACATCTTAAGGGCTGGACCGTACACACCACCATAACTTGATTTTGTGTATGGCTCAACAGCATCTGCCAAAGTTTGCTTAGTAGTTGCTGTAAGTGGGCTGTCAATAATCAAGAACGAGTTACCACGAACACTCATAACTGAAAGTGCATTATTGATAATCGTAGAGGAGGTTTGACCCACAAGGTTAAACAACAGACCAGGAACAATAGTTTCGTATGAATCTAAAGTACTTGCCCAATCTGAAGCGTCAATAGAACTACCTTCAGAACCACCAGCCAAAGTTACGGTAGTTACCAAGTCACCAACACCAACACCAACAACAGTTAGTTCGGCAGTTGGTCCAAGGGCAACAACACTAGCGCTATTAATATACGACGAATAGTTTCCTAAAACAGTTGATAGGAAACGGTTATCGGCTGGATTAAAAGACAAACCAGACCAGTTCTCTACTTGAACCCCAGAAAGGTTTACAGTAACACTAAACAGTGTATCAAGGTCTACTTTTGGTGCAGTAGTTGCAGTAACAACTGTATCTTCTTGAAAAGTAATATCAACTGTTAGGTTGTTACCCCAAATACCAGGAGATTTGGCAACGAAGGCTGTCAATGGTGCAGCGCTACCACCAGTAGGAGTGGCATTAACTGAACCTACTGCGGAAACCGCTGCGGCATCAGCAACACGAGAAACATATGCAGATTGTCCGCCATTAGCAAAGTAATGGTACACAGCGTAACCAAGATCGTACACTTGGTTTAAATCACCAAACAACGACTTGTACGCCGCCCAAGTAGTGATTAATGTTGGCGTGGTTGGTCCACGCTCTGCTGTTCCTAGAAAGGCAGCAGTAGTTGGTCCTTGAGCCTGTGCAATATTTGTCGCAAACGTACCTTCTTGTACGTATACTCCTGGGCGTTCGTATGCCATTATTTACTCCTCTAACTTAGTGGGGGTTTTTGATAAAGAAATCACGAGTTAAAAACATAAGTTTGATGGCTAATTGTACTACTGATTGACGTAACAGGTTTCGTTTCTTCCAAGTGTGCCAACTCTTGTCCTGTTATTTCTGCTGACATTTTTAAGGTTAAAACCTTGCGAAATATGCGTTTTCTATAGCCAGATTCCGTGTCCAAGAGATCCGCATTAGTCCAATCTAGCATATCAAATCGTCGGGTTGTATTATCGGCAGGAATGGTAATTGAGTTAAATCTAAAAGGGACTATTTTAGACAACAACATAGAAGTTAATTGTCTGTCATGTAGTGCAGAACGGCAATAAATAGATACCTGATATAGCAGGTCTACTGGGATAAATGGGTCAGCAATCATCAATTGGGCACTACCAGAATAGGAATGGCTGGCACTGACTGTGGATAACTCACTAGGCCAATATGACACAAATGCTGGTCTATCTTCATAACGGGCAGCATTGGTAGTGTCAAAATAGATGGGGTTATCTGAGTGCTGGCGATCTGTGGCGTGGAGGATGTCTATAAGTTCAATAGTGATAAACGGGTATTCTCGTTCAGTTTCACCTTCGGGATAGCGGAAAAAGACCTTGACTGGGCGTTGGGCATTGCGGTCATCAACCACATACAGAGAACTAAACCTGGCTTTAATTGCCTCATCTTCCGCTAAGATAAAACCAGTCTTCACTTACTGCGCCCTGTTTCAGCAAGTCTTTTAAGTCTTTTGTTTATTTCTGCACCAAGTGTTCGGTTGGCGGTTAAGATTTCATGGCGAATAATGGACTTCGCAGGAGAACCAAACTCTATATCCATTGCTTCTTGCTGTGATTCAGGTAAGGTACCATAGGCAAAAGAGTTATCTTCACTGTCCCAAGTAATCCTAAAGTCTTTTGCAATAGGGTCCCACCGACTATCTTTTTGCGGGAGTACTCCTTGGATACGGGAAACTTCGGACTTCCTAGCATCCTCAAGGATGTCACCTAGGTATGTTTCTAGGTTTAAAAACAAATCACCATAGAATGCTAATGGGGCAGGACATCCTTGGATTAGTTGCTTGGAACTAGAACTTTGGGCAACGACAGGTGTAGCAACCATGATGTCTCCTTAGTTCTAGGCGTTGTATCGCTTGACGCGCATCAAGCAATATAAGTTTATCAGGTTGCCATTGGTAGTTTTTGAGGCCAAGGGTAATCTTGAGTAGACATTGCTTCAGGACCTGGATCGTTTACCATTTCCTCATCAATGTATATTTCTAAGCCTTCAACGACTACGAGGACATCATCTTTTGCCCGACCACGAACTCGGTACATAGATACCCCATAATAGCGAGCATCATAAAAAAACATATCGTTTAGGTGTCTTTGGTATTCAAAGGGTTGGCTAACCCCCGCTGTGCGAAGATCCTCAATAGAAAATACAGCATTTAAAACTTGGACTGGCTGACGACCTTCAGGGATTGCCCTTTTAGTATCTTCAGTTTCAGTAATCATCAAGGTAGGTAGGACAATCCCATCCTTATACTTCTTACCGCCCGTAGACATATTTCCCTCGTCATACACATCATCTAAGGTGCTACCCCCTTGACCAAAAGGGATAAACTCAAACCACGTAACAAACTCCCCTGAGTTACGTTGGTATTGGTGGTACTTATTCCTAATTAAATTAAGTTCACGCCTAGTATCCATAGGTTAGTACCCCATTAACGCAGTAGATAAGTATCCTTGCTGTGGGGTAAGGTCAATAACAACATCTTGACGAAGTGGCTCAGTATTATCTGCGTCAACTGGAATGTTCCCAGTACCGATCTCTGGGAAGACTCGCTCAATTGGGCCGTAGTCACCAAGTTCTCGTTGTTTGTATATAGGTACAAGGTACCCAGTAGTCCTAGAAACCCGACGAAGGTTAAGTATTTCAATACGATCAAGCCCGATATTAAGCGCCCTTGCTTGCTTTTCGTATGCTCGCATCCAATACTCTAGGAGGCTTTGAACCATTCTAAATCGTTGGCTGGCAGGGATGTGTACAGATTCGGAGGTAGTTACATCTATATCTCTACTGTATTCAGTCATTAGTCCCCAAAGGGTTTCAACCACACAAGCCATACCAATGGTGTCAATTACAATTGGGTTCATACTTTCTAGTGGTGTATCCACATTATAAGTATGTTGCTCTATAGCATGGATTGCGTAAAACCTTAGATCAGAGGGCAAAACCCAATCGTAGTAATAACCTTCTACAAGTATCTTTGTTCCAGCAGCCTGTGTATTACTTAAACGGATAATACCGTTACGAGCATCCAAAGAATAGTATGCGGATGCACTAGTGTCTGAGGTAACTTCTGTAGGGGTGTTGACCGTATAAGTAGCCACCCACAGCAGGTCTTGGTCAATATTGGGCATGCCTAATTCGTAGGTACGCCCTACAGCATCAAACGATGTTTGAAAGAACTTAGGGTAATCACGAAGAAATCCCCTAGCAATGTCAGTTACTTGCGTGACAAATTCAGTAGCATAAAGGTTTCGCATTGATCTAGTTTACTTTATTATTGATCACCAGAACCAGAACCAGGAACTGTATCCTGTAGTTCTTGTCCTATAGCGGGCTGCGTTTCCCTAAATCTGCCTAAACTAAATCGGCGTACCCTAATAATGTCTGTAATGCTACCTTCAGGAGTAGGGATTGTTTCTTCGCTCACAACCCAACCAAAAGAAATGGGTTCAAACCTTCATCAACTGGTCCTTCATACTTAGCAACGTTTTGCCAACCAACTGTAGATGAATACACATATAGAGAAGATTGGTTTAGTTCAGGTGTATGGCCTGTCCGTATGTAAAGATCACCAGGGTTCACTGTTGCTGTTGGTGCGGTTGTCCCGCTGCGTAATGCATCTTCAACAAATTTACGTTTATCTACAGCGCTTAATGCACTTAAGGCAACACCTGATTTACGATAAATAGCGTAGAGTGCAGTGTGGTTATCACTGATTGCAGGGAAGACAGGATTGGTTGCACTAGCCGTACCCTTAACAGTTAGGTAGGTAGCAACACCGCTAGTAACCGATGCAACAATAATATCAAAACGAGGATCAGCATCAGCAGCATCAAAAGTGACCGTGCTTGTTGCTACAGGGTAGTAAACATTGTTTACAATGACTTCCCCTGCTGTTAAAGTAGCGCTACCAGTTCCAGCAGAAAATACTGTAATGTTTGCACCACTAACTACGCCATGATTGCCATTACCTAGGATTTGAAAATCAAGAGAATCTGGTTCTGCTTGATCAATGCTCTGGAAAGTTACACCATAGTCACTTGCATTGGGTACTGTTAATCCAGCCATTTAAACCTCAGAGAGTGTCGTAGATATTTCCTGAATTCTTCAAGTAGTTGAAAAGGTCACGGGGTAGTTTGTAACGAGTACCATCTACAAATGAAAATTGCTTTGTTCCCCAATACTGGGTCCAAGTGCCTTTTACTCTTGCATTGATAGTGTCTGAAAGTAACCTAGCGTCCAAAACTTCTGCTTCAGGTATTTCTGAAACATAAAGGTCTTCTTCAACTTCAATAAATTCTTTAATTGCTTTTTTTGCTGACATGTATTGCTCCTTATTTTATGAAGTTTTCAGGGGGGCTGAGGTTTTCCCAACCCCCCCAAAGCCTATTACAAGTTATTACGAGGAAGCGATTGCTCCACCCTTGGTGTTAATCACAACACGGGATTCTCCAGTAATCATACCGAAGCCCCAGATTGCGTACCAAGCCAAACCATGCTCACGACCGAAGTCAATGACACCACCGTCACGGAGTTCCACTGGCAAAGCAATGGCGTGTCCGAAGGCGTTGTCACCGATCATCAAGGCGCTGTATGATTCTGCGGCTACAGCCTGCGAACCCGATGCCGAAGAATCAATGTCTGCTGGGCCAGAACCCTTTTTGACTTGGGTGGTCTCAATGAACACTACGTCATAGAGGCGACCAATTTCACCAAGCATGAAGTTACCTGGAGCGGCATACTTCGTGACTTCAATGAATTCAGGCCAGTCACGGAGCGCACGGCTCTGCGATGGGTGAACGAAGCACACGTAGGTGTCGCCAAGGCGTGGGATGTTCTGACCAGCCAAGATCTCAACAGCATCCTTGATGGATGCAGGCGAGAGGTAGCCTGGGTTTGCTGCATCACCCAAGGTGCCTGCATCGTATGGTGCAAGCGAACCACGAGTAGAGCCAAGAGTCTTGCGACCAAAGACAACTGCTGGTGGAACTGCTGCGCCACCACCGAACGGAATTGCGTTCTGGTAGAGGGTGTTGCGTGCCTGAATGTCCATGGACTGTGCCATCTGACGACCGAGCAAACGACTGGAAGATGCCATTACGTCATCAAATGCTGCGTTAAGCAACAACTCGGTGACAGCAACTGCCTTACCTTGTTCAGCAACCGTAATCTGAATCTGTGATGCTGATAGGGAGGCTGGCTCCATACGAACACCTTCAGTCAAGACTGCGCCTGTTGCTTCATCTGTTTCAAGGTTGGTGTAACGCATGAAGTTGATTGTCAAACCTGGTTGAACACCAAGTTCTGTCTTCTTGACAGCGAACTGTTCAAAACGAAGAACTGGCATTGCTTGGAACAAAATCTCTTTTGACCAAATCTGTTGAATTGCTGGTGAAAGTGTTGCATCCGATGAGTAACCCGTCGTCGTTACCGACGTGAGTCCTGCTCCTGTAATTGCGCCACCTACTGGGCCTGGAAGTGCCATAACTGCTCCTTAATAATTAATGGATATAAACCTGACTTAGAAACGACCTTTAGGTCGTGAACTCAATAACCTATCACGCATTTTAACATACTGATCCATTGTCATATTTCGGATGTCATCCGCATTCAACGATTGGTATTCCGTTTGGGTTTCCATGGGTCCAACAGATGGTGACGTTACCGCCGCACCTTTAACACGGCTCGGTTGAGTCGCTTGCTGGATACTCTCTATGATAGCAGCACTTCGTTGACGGAGGATTTCCACAGAAGCCTCAACTTCTTCTGGAGTATTCCCTGCTACTAGGTCAATAAGTTCAGGAATAATCTCTTCCTGTGATTCATGGATACGGCGTTGACGATAAGTCTCAAGGTCACGCAATTGGCGCTCTTTCTCAAGAAGGGCTTCTTGGGCATGGCGCTCTTCTTCAATAGCCTGGAAGCGTGTCTGCCATTCCTTATCAATATTCTGAATCTTGACATTGAAGTCGTCTTCTGCACGCTTAAGCAACTCTTTTGCGCTTAGTTCATCAAACTCACGTTGACGACGAATCTCTTCTTCTTTACGAGAGATCTCAGTTGCTTCTTTAATTGCTTTTTCTCGCTCAGTTGCAAGGACTGTGATTTGTTCTTCCATGCTTTTGTAGCGGCCTTCAGCCTCTTCAATGCGCTTGTAGAGTTTGTCTTTTTCCTGCTTGCGAATGCTCTCCACCTCATCCTCGGTGAATGTCTTACCTTTTTGCGGTGGAGCCACTTGCTCAACTGCTTCATTAAAGGCTGCAACAGCCTCTACGGGAATAAGGATTTCATCATTACTTTGCTTTGCCATAATTTTCTCCTATGTGTTGTTCAGCAAATACTAACTTAACTTGATTTATATAAACGTATTATTTGTCTTCATCAGGGATTCGGCGTTGAGCGAATCTTGCGCCGTATGCCCTGCTAGTCATTTGGTTCATCAATTCCATTTCTACTGGTGGGACACCAGCACCTGGAAGCACTCCGCCCCCTTGGGGACTTCCTGCACTACTAACATTAGCACCTCCAGCGGACACGTTTTCTAAGCCTCCGCCTTGAGGCAATAATCCTGTAGCCATCATTACTGCTTGACCAATTTGTGCACGGAGCATATCCAGTGCACCTTGATCAAGAGCATCATCTCGTAGTTCCTCAAAGATTTCAACCATCTTCTCATTTGGAAACTCTTCACCAAGTAGTGCAAGGGCTCCACGCTTAGACTCAATACCTAAAGCCATCTTTGCCTGCACCTCGTTTAGTTTAATGAGGGCATCTACTGGTAGTGGTTCGGGCCAATGAATAGTGGTCTTATAAGTGTTTGGGTCATTAGGATCAAGGACCAAAAGCATGTCTGGTTCAGGCTGTGCTGCTTGTGATGCGTCATACTGCAGCAATTCAGGTACAAAAACAGATGCTGTCCTAATGATGATTTCGTTTAGTTTTTCAAGACCATTGGTAAAGTGAATCTTTTTCATTTGGTAACGGTTCATCAATGGTTGATACTGGATTGCAAGAGCAACACCTGAAGTGTTGGACACTGGTTGGAACTGTCCCAAGGCTGTTTCAGGTACACCAGTAATTTCATGCATAGCCCGTTTAATCATCTGGACGTATTCAATGGCACCAGCCATTTCACCACGGGATTCAAGGTTAAACACATTGGCTTCTTTAGGAAGACCAGCCCAGACCTTTTTAGGACCACGCTCTAGTTGTGATGCCTTAGCACCAGTGATGATAGTTACTGGGGCAGCATGGTAGTTAATGATGTCTGAAATTTCAGTCATCTTCTCATTGAGTTCACGGTTTAGTTGGATAATGTCCCAAATATCAGACTGACCCCATGGCGATGAAGTTATTGTAATGTTAGGAATGTGGACAATAGGTACAGCACCGATTGGGTTTGCATATTGATCAATCAACTCATCATTAATAAACTGTTGAACTGATTCATCTGTCAAGATCTCTGTAAAGGTATACACCTGACGAGTACCTTCAGGGGATGTACCCCAAAAGCGATACTTAAGTTTAAATCTAAGCAAGCGTTCTTTATCATGTGGGTGATACTCAGGAAAACAGTGAGCAGGGTTTAGCGGGAGGATGCGAATACGCCCAGGCTTAACCATTCCAGTTGGGTCTGTGTATGGTTCATCATAGGCAACTTTGACAAAGCAGTCACCAGTTATAGACGCAAGTTGTCCCATTTGCCAAAGAAGGTAATGCTTATTATTGTGGTTATCCCAAACTTCGTGAAGCAGGTGAGGGATGATTGCTTGGTTTTGCTCAGGAACTTTAAACTGAATGCCCTTACCAAAACAAAAGTTAGTAATGAAATCGGACATGGTTTTGATGTAGTTCATCGTGACATTGTTGTCACCCATCTCACGGCGGTGTGACCAGTGATGTCCTAGATACCAAGCCCACGCAGAGGAATACCTATTGAGTCTTGGTCCGTGAACTTCAAACTCTTCGTCTGCAAGTTCAACCAATCCTAATGGACTGATTGCTACGGTTAAGTCACTAGATGCCGCCCGATAGGACGGAGACCAAAAATCAATAGGCATTTATTACACCTTTTCTAAGAAGAAGAATACTTACGATGTTACTTCTTTTTTGCGGGTGCGGCTTTCTTGGCTACTTTTTTCTCAACAACAGGTGCTGCTGCCATAGCCTTAGTCGCAACACTCAACAAAAGAGCGGTGTTCTTTGGTCCAATCTTGGTGGACACAATTGAAACAAGGGCTGCTGCGGCAGGAACGGCAAGAGCAATTACTTCTGCCGAAAGGTCACACTTTGCACCTACATATGTAAGGGCACCCAAAACAACACCCTTGAGTGCTGCGTCTGCTGTTTCTACTTTAGTGTTATTCATATATTCTCCTAAGTTGGGGATACCCGATTATACAGGCTTTCGGGTTTTGTTGGTTACCTCATACTCCTGTATGTATGAGTGGTACGGTGGCCCAGTATACGGGTCAAATCGTGCGGCAATGTTTAGGGCTTTAATTGCACTAGTTTTAGCCTGTTGGATTGTTTGCTTCTTATTGTGGGTCAACACCTGCATAGCACCTTGTGCGTATGAAGAACCTGAACCAATAGAGTAAACACTGTTGGCTTCTGAAGCCCATGAATAATCTCCGTCAACAACGTAGATAACTCCGTTAATGGCTACAAGGATGGTTGACCCATGTTCTGCAATGTGGTCTTTATCGTCCCTGTCTGGCATGGAATATCCTTGTGCGTCAAAGCATTCACGGAGTGCCGGGATGAACTTCGCCGTAAAGAACTGGTCAAGTTTCTTCCCTTTAAGGTTTGGTGGCGGTGTCGGCGGTTGGAAGACGTGATGGAGAATGTTGATGGCTCGTACATCTCCAGCAGCGCCAAGTAAATACTTTCCATTAGTTGCTACCTTGCTTGAACCTTCTCTTAAGGTTCCGATATGGGTGGCAAAGCCACCTGCGTCCATTGCTGAAATACGTGAGTCAACACAAACAACTACAAACCCATCACCTTGTACGCCAACAATAGTCGTCATAGTTATTCGGCGCTGTACTCTTTACCATGATACAGAGCCCAACCGTTATAGATGGGGATTACATCATAGGTAAAGCGGTGACTTTGGTCATCTTCGTAAGTAACGATACCAAGACCTTGTTGCCAGTTCTCATACCGTGTTAACGGGCGACCGTCAAGATCTACACCCCCGCGTGTGGACGGAATAGCGCCGTCAATACGAGCAAGGCAACCAGGAGAGGCAGCCATGATGGTGCGTGGACCATCATAGTCTTCACGAGTTTTAAACGCTGTTTCAATTCTGTGGATGTGTCCATAAATTACGCTCGTCTTTTCTGAGTTGAGATAAATGTGTGCAGT